CACGTTATACCCCAGAGCAAATGGCAGCGGTTGACAGCTTGACAGAAGCGTTATGTGACAAGTATTCAATCATTGATATTGTGTCACATGAAGAAATTGACACACGCGGCTGGAAAACTGATCCTGGACCAGCGTTCCCAATGCAGCTTCTAAAACGTCATCTTGCATCTGATCGTGGAGACGATAGTGAAAGATATGAAGTCACCGCTAGCTCACTTCGTGTTCGTTCAGGTCCTGGTGCACAATTTGATACACTCAGAAACATTAATCGTGGAACTAGCGTAGAAGTCATCGACCGCAATGGCGAATGGGCACAGATTGATGAAGATGGTTGGGTCCACAGCGGATACCTACGCCGCACTTGACATTACAATTGACATGCGTTAAGATAAGCGCATGTCAATTAAACCCAACAGTATAAACGACCTTGTATGCACAACATTCAATGATGAGTTCATTGGTGGCGATGGGCCTTACAGTCAATTAAGTTCCAGTGAGCGGCCTCGCCGTGAATGGCGCTGGCAAAATTCGCTACATAGCATTGACGATCACCCAGCTATCATATTTTCAGACAACGGTGAGCAACAATGGTACGCCCATGGTTTGCGACACCGTCCTGAACATTTGGGACCAGCATGGATTAAGGATGATCCATCAATGCAAATATATTACGCCACGGGAGAAATACACCGACGCGGCGGTCCGGCCATGATTTATCACGACACTGACAAATGGTACCAATGCAATAGACTGCATCGAGCAGATGGGCCTGCTGTCACCCGACGCAGGGTAACTCATTTTATGCGTGAGATTGAATGGTGGTTCAATGGCAACCGATTCAAGGATGTCGACGAGTGGGGGAAATCAAACCCAATCGATCCTAGTGTGTTTACCTTGCTAAAATTAGAATATGGATAACATGCAACCAATAATGACGATAGATGCAGATGGCGACAAGGTATGGCGGTTGAATCACGCATATCACCGAACTGACGGCCCAGCAATTGAATGGCACAATGGTGATACTTCGTGGTATTTGCACGGCGTGCTGCATCGAACGAATGGTCCTGCCCGTGAATGGACAAATAATCGCAAGGAATGGTGGCAGTATGGCAACCGTCACCGAACAGATGGTCCTGCCATTGAATATGCAAATGGACATAAGAGTTGGCACTTGCGCGACAAACGTATGACATTAAATGAATGGCTTGATCAGAACCAAACATTGACTGGTGAAGAGAAGGTTATGTATAAGTTAGAATATGGATAACATGAAACCAATAATGGCTGTAAATTCGTTTGGTGGCAAGTATTGGCGATTGCATGGTCAACTTCATTGCGAAGATGGCCCTGCCATCGAATATGCGGATGGTGGCAAAGAATGGTACTTGAAAGGTAAACGTCACCGTACTGATGGTCCTGCAATTGAATATGCAAATGGCCGCAAGTCTTGGTTTACACACGGCAGAATTCACCGCATCGATGGTCCTGCTGCTGAATATGTTGACGGCAGTTATGGTTGGTTTTTGAGAGGTGGCTTCAGACTAACATTTGAAGAATGGCTCGACCAGAACCAAACATTGACTGAGGAAGAAAAAGTTATGTTGAAGCTACAATATGGATAATATTATGCAACCAGAAATACTTGAATGGCCGTGTGGTACCAAGATTTGGTATTTAAACGGCGAACATCATCGCGAAGATGGGCCTGCTGTCGAGCATATACGTGGCGACATGGAATGGTGGCAGCACAACAAACTTCACCGAACGGATGGTCCTGCAATTGAATGGGTAGATGGCCGCAAGCATTGGAGCTTGGATGGCGTCAGCATGTCATTAAATGAATGGCTAGATCAACACCCAGATATGGCCGATGATGAAAAAGTTATGATGAAGCTACAATATGGATAATAGCAAGCGTCTTTGGTTACATCACAACTCGTTGACTTTGTTATATAAATTTGATATAATTGGGGGATAGTGTAAAAACTATTCCCCCAAACATATCTCAAGGATAACAAATGACTAAAAATTTCTCCGAAGCCGAAAAAACGAAACTCAAGACACTGGTAACTGAGGGCATCCAAGTCCTGACAGAAACTGACACGTTGAAAGAAGCCCTAGGCGACACTGTAAAGGCAATTGCCGAAGAGCTTGAAATCAAGCCTGCCATCCTCAACAAGGTAATTCGTACAGCGTACAAGGCTGACCTTGAAGAAAAACGCGCAGCAATCAGCGACATTGAAGATATTTTGCTCGCAGTTGGCCGATAATATCAACACGACGGTTAAATTTTAAATTAGGCAAAAAGATTGGGTAGATGACGTTAGTGCCGTCTACCCAATAATAAAGCTGTGTGATATAAATCACCCCCTTAACTAGGAGAATTATCATATATATTGATATGCTATTAGACCGTACCCGCGACCTTATTTCAGTAGTGGAACGAAACGACGCAGGCAAACGTGTGTTTACCCAATACCCAGCGCATTATGTATTCTATTACCCAGACAAAAAAGGCAAGTTCACCAGTATCTATGGTGATACGTTAGGCCGTTTCTCTACAACCAGTGGCAAGGCGTTTAATAAAGAAAAGAAGTCATTCTACGGACAGAAATTGTTTGAGAGTGACATCAAGCCAGAATTTCGTTGTATTTCTGATAATTATCTGGATGCACCCGTTCCTAAATTGAATGTCGCTTTCTTCGATATTGAGACGGACTTCAACAAGGAATTGGGGTTTGCCCCACCCGAAGACCCATTCAACATGATCACCGCAGTGGGCGTCCACCTTAACTGGCTGGACAAAACCATTTGCTTGGCAATCAAGCCCAAAAAAATGTCTACCGAAGAAGCCAACGAAATTGTGGCGGGCATGGACGACGTGTTTCTTATGGATACAGAGGAAGAACTTCTGCACGCCTTCCTAGACCTGATTGAAGATGCGGACGTATTGTCTGGTTGGAACAGCGAAGGCTTTGATATTCCATACACCACCAATCGTATTGCATTGTTGTTAGGCAAGGATTACACGCGTAAGATGTGTCTGTGGGACCAATACCCAAAGCGACGTACATATGAAGCGTTTGGTAAAGAGCAAGCAACATACGATCTTGTAGGCCGTGTTCACATGGACTATATGTTACTCTACAAAAAATACACCTATCATGAAATGCATAGCTATGCTTTGAATGCAATTGCTGAGCACGAACTAGGCGACAGTAAGATTGAATATGAGGGCACGTTAGACCAACTGTACAATAACGACTTCAAAAAGTTCATCGAATATAACATTCAAGATACAGTACTATTACGGCGTCTAGATGACAAGTTGCAATTTATCGACCTAAGCAACGTGTTGGCACATGCCAATGGCGTATTGCTCCCTACCACGATGGGCGCGGTTGCACAGACTGATCAGGCTATCATCAACGAGGCCCACAGCCGTGGATTAATCGTGCCTGATAAGGTCAGGGGGCAAGAACATATTCCTGCCGCTGGAGCATACGTAGCAACGCCTGTGAAGGGCATGCACGAATGGCTTGGATCAATCGACCTTAACTCACTGTACCCGTCAATTTTGCGGGCGTGTAACATGAGTCCAGAGTGTATCATTGGACAGGTCCGACATGACTTGACTAATGCTGGTCTACATGAATTCATTAAACGTGGCAAGGGATATGCAACCAAAGTAGTCGATCCAACCAATATGGACGAAGTGTTCAGATTTGGCAAGTCATTGAAAGATAGTCCATTCCCGAAATATTGGGAAGGTAAGTTCGCGTGCAACGAATATGAGTTAGTGATGGCTAAAGATAAAGACATCCCGCTTATAGTTGACCTTGAAGATGGTAATAGTTATTCAGCAACAGGTGCGGAAATCTATGATCTCGTATTTCAGGGTGGGAAGCCATGGTGTATTACTGCCAACGGCACTATCTTTACATTTGAAAAGCAAGGCGTCGTACCGAGTTTATTGGCACGATGGTATTCTGAGCGTAAAGTGTTACAGGCAAAGGCAAAGGAATTCAGGGAAACTGATCCGGAAGAATATGCATTTTGGGACAAACGACAGCTTGTCAAGAAAATTAACCTAAACTCCTTGTACGGGGCCTTATTGAACCCTGGCAGCCGCTTCTTTGATATCAGACTTGGGCAGTCTACCACCTTAACAGGACGCACAATTGCGCGACACATGTCTGGTATGACCAATGAAGTCTTGACAGGCGAGTTCGATCACGTAGGAAAATCAATTATCTATGGTGACACAGACAGTGTATACTTCAGTGCCTATCCAATTTTCAAAGAACAAATCGACAGTGGCGAATTCAAATGGGATAAAGACACAATCGTGGAGTTATACGACGCAGTGACCGCACAGGTCAATGAAACCTTTCCTGCGTTCATGGCTTCGGCACATAATTGTCCATATGAATACGGTCGAATCATTGCAGCGGCACGAGAGTCAGTGTGTGAAAAAGGATTGTTTATCAGTAAGAAACGTTATGGCTTGCTGGTATATGATGATGAAGGTAAACGAGTGGATAGTGCAACCTCACGTGGCAAACTAAAGGTCACTGGCCTTGAGATCAAACGCAGTGATACGCCAGTCTACATGCAGGAATTCCTCAAAGAAATCCTATCCTCCGTGTTACATGGTGCCGCAGAGGAGGATGTCATTGCCCGAATTCTTGAATTCCGCCAAGAATTTAAAAATATGCCAGCTTGGGAAAAAGGAACACCCAAGCGTGTTAACAACCTAACCAAGTATACAAAGGCGTGGGAGAAAACAGGCAAGTGTGGTGTAGGGCACGTCACAGCAGCGATCAACTATAATCGTTTGCGTGAAATGCATAATGACCAGTACACAATGGAAATTGTAGACGGCATGAAAACTATTGTCTGCAAACTCAAACAGAACCCATTGAATATGACTAGCATTGGTATTCCAACTGATGAAAAACGTATTCCAGAATGGTACAAAGAATTACCTTTCGACAACAACTTGATGGAAGAAATCATCATAACCAAAAAGATCAGCAACCTGCTGGGCACATTGGGTTGGAACTTGTCACTCGCAGAGTCCAAGACAACATTTAATGACTTGTTCAGCTTCTAATAAGCAACCCACCTTACTACAATCAATTTCATATACTTTAATTTATTGTTATGTTACAATAGGTTATACAAAAATACTTACAAGGAAATATTATGGATATTAAATCCGTCCTAATGGACATCGTCAAACACACTAGCGGACTCGGCATCATTGATAACGTAAAAATTATTGGAACCGGAGAAGACACGACCATTGCTGCAATGGATGCAAATAAGACAGTAATTCTTACTGGTAAAATGCATGAAGCAGTGCCCGAATTCGTTGGTGAATTTGGCATGGGCAATCTGGGGTTACTCACCTCGATGATGCGCCTATCAAACTACCAAGATACCAATGCCACCATTGATGTAATTCGGCAGGTAAAAGATGATGTAGAACTGCCAGTAAACCTTGTATTCAAGGACGCAGAAGGTGGGAAGGATCAATATCGCTTCATGAGCCGTAGTGTTATCGATCAAGCTATGAAAGTTGCTACCTTTAAAGGTGCAAAATGGGACGTAGAAGTTGCGCCTGTGGCTAAGCGGATTATGCAATTGTCAGAAGTTGCAGGCATTTATTCTGGCGTTGATCCGGCTTTTAGCGTGAAGACAGAAGACAGTAATTTGGTGTTCACGGTAGGTAGCACTGAAGGCGGTGCAACAGGGCGGCGCGTGTTTGCAGAAAATATCGACGGCACGTTGTCCACTACTTGGAGTTGGCCTCTATCACAATTCCTATCAATCATCAAGTTAGGCGGCACTATAGTGGTTCGATTTAGTGACCAAGGTGTGTGTCAGATTGATGTAGACAGTGGCCTAGGTGTGTACAGCTATATCATGCCAGCGCTAAGCAATTAATCACGACAAACAAGAGAGAGAAATAATGGTTAAGAAAATTAGAGTAATCGAAGAAGAACCAACAATAGAAACGCTCGACGACCAATCATATCGTCGGCAGATGTTGGATTATCAAAAAGCAATTGATTGGAAACTATGGGAAATGCTTAAAATTATGCAAAGCATGGTAGTCGTAGATGTGGATGAAGACGAAGACAATGATTCCATGACAGAAGAGGGACGTCCAAGGAAGCCTGAACCTAAGGGCTACGCTGTAATTATAGATGATGACGGGTTGCCTACGTCACGTTGATAAATATAAAGTACGCAATAAAGTGCGCACTTAACATTAACGCGCACAATTTGCGCAAAACAAGGACTACAAAATGTCAACCACACTTAGCTTAAATGACATCAAATTCGATCTACTAAAAATTATTGAACCTTGGGACGGATGTCTTTCTGAAGGATCATCCCGCCCAATTAGGCAGCTATTTAACGCCTATCTATTAGATCATCAAAAAGACAAGATGCTCTATGACTTCTCTATTGATACCAGCCCAAGGCCGAATGCTATCACGTTTGATATCAACATTCGCATGTCTCCGACGCGTAGCCCGAAGAAGCTCAAAATCCATGTTGGGGTATTTACGGCACCGTGGTGTAATGCGTAATGCAAATGCCTTCATCTTTGATGTGGATGGTACGTTAACTCCCAGTCGCGTTATTATTTCTGATGAATTTCGTGGATTTTTTACAAAATTCTGTCAGGAACATGACGTGTATTTGGTTAGTGGATCAGATCACGCAAAGACCCTAGAACAGCTTGGCAAGGAAATCACAGACGACCTTGTCAAGCGAGTCTACAGTTGTTCAGGCAATAGTATATGGGAAAATGGTATTGAAATTTTTACCAGTGCGTGGACCTTACCTGGCGCTGGTAAAAATCATTTACGGGACAGACTGTTTAATAGCAAATGTCCAACTAAAACAGGCAATCATTTTGAATACCGTCCTGGCACAGTTAATTTTAGCACTGTTGGGCGTAATGCAAATACAGAACAACGTGCAGAATATATTAAATTTGACAATGAGACTGGCGAACGAGCAAGTATTGTTGAATCATTTAACACATATTTTGGTAGTCGATTGGGGTGTGTTGCCCTGATAGGCGGAGAAACTGGCATAGATATTACCGAAACCAATCATGTCAAATCACAAATCCTTACAGATTTTGTGAACAGAGACGTGACATTCTTTGGGGATCGCACTGCGGTTGGTGGGAATGACTATCCATTGGCTGCGGCAATACTACAACGATTGCGCCCTAATGACGTTGTATTTCCTGTTACAAGTTGGCGAGATACTATGTTCTATTTGACGCAAATTATTAAGGATATAAAATGAATCATACGACAAATGCTACCACACCAATACAAACTACAGTGGCCAATCCATGTTCCACAGTGAGCATCGGGGCGCACCCAGCTTACACAGGACCTACAATGCAAAGCGGAGGTGGAGGTGGACATGGATATACAGCAGGCCACCAGCGCCTCAGCGCAGGTGGTGAAATCGGTGCCATTGTCCGCCAAGATCACACCGGAAATGTCACCATTGAGAAACTTAAATTGGGGGCTGACGCTGAATTATTGATTAAACGGTTGGAACGTATAGAAGCCGCGCTTGGCATTGCAACTAGATTGCCCACACTGGAAAGTACATATGCCGAATTGCATGAAGCTGGTGAAAACATGGACCACGTTATCACACACGCACGACATATAAATGAAGTTATCGGTGCGGGCAGTGCATACATAGCACTGACAAACGAGTGCGAAATAATGGAAAAGTTGAAGTCAAATAATGACCCAGAATGATGACGAATTGCGTAAAAAAGTTATAGAGTTAGACAGCCAATTAAATAGTCTTGCCGAGATGTTAGACAGAATGATGATCAAAATGGAGTCTATTGAACAAGCCACTACTCAAATGCGTGATATATTCCAACAAGATTTGGGCAATGATCGAGGGCATTCTGATGTGGAATAAATCTAATAACTTCAAAAATAATGGAACACAATGACAAACTCAACACCCCACGACCCAACAACTGATATTTCACTGCATCAACTGGTTTACGCCCCACACATTGCGCTAGACACCAAGGTGCAGCCATTCCTCTCAGGTGACGGGGGATATCGTCAAGCCGTCTCTAATCACATGCAGGCACTATGTAGAAGTCATAACGCACACGGGATGGCCGCAAATCAGATTGCACTTGATGCAGCAGTTTTTGTCACTCATATTCAACAAGACATGGTTACAATGTTTAATCCTGAAATTCTGGAAATAAGCGATGACAAAGTGTTGATGAACGAGGGATGTTTGAGTGACCCAGGGTTGTACCTAAAGATCAAACGCCCTGATATGATTTTGGCAAGCTGGGAAGATGAAATGGGCGAACGATCACAGGCCACATTGGTTGACATGGATTGCCGCATATTCCTTCATGAAATGGATCACTTGCAAGGTATTATGTTTTCAGATCGTGCAGGAGTGACCAAACTAAAAATGGGGCGCACGAAGCAACGCAAGTTGATGAACAGAGCCGCAGAACGTATTATCAATTCAATGAAATGATTGCGTCACACAATATTGTGTGATATAATAAAAGGAATTACAAATGAGTAAAACTACAAGCACAGCCGAATTATCTGACCAAGAGCTTACAGAAGACATTGCTTATTTTCAAGAAAAGGTAAAAAAAGCAAATCACCGCACGGTTGATACTGAGCGGCGGATTGAATGGCTCAACAACTCCATACAATCCGCTGAAAAACAGCTTGAATTACACAAGGACGCAGTGCGTTCTGCTGAAAAACAGGTTGCATTGCTCAAAGACGCTGTGACAGTTTATCGCGTTTAACAAGAGAAACAAATAAGGAAAAACAATGTTTAAAAAATTATTCGGCGAAAGCAAGATGGACAAACTTGAGGCTAAGTTTGCTGCCCTAGAAGCTGAAAAAGCTGAAGCTGCCGCAGAAAATGCGCGATTAGCCGAAGAACTCAAGGCTATTCAAGAGGCTAAGACACCCAAAGAACTGGCGACAGAAGCAGACGAGCCATGGGTAGACGTGATTGAAACCACGTTTGAAGACCCCGATAATCCTGCAACGGGCTATTTTGAGTTGGACTGGAACAAACAATTCGTAAATCAATTGGTCGAAAGCGGTTATAGTGGACGCAGTGACGACGAAGTTATCGACCAGTGGTTCAATGACCTGTGTCGCGGTGTCATTGGCGACAATATCTAAGCCATGGCAGATTGTAACCTATTAGATGCGATTTCAGAAGCTGAACAGCATGTGATACGCTGGAGATATAAAACTCCAACAACCGAACCTGACGACCGACATTGCGCAAGTGATATACTAATGCGCTGGCTCAGTATATGTTATGGCATTGAAATAAAGAATTCGACCGTCATAATGCGTGCATCAGACGGCTTAGTGAGAGGATACGATCATTGCTGGAAGATAACACGGGTCCGTGACTTAGAAAAAGCTATCATGTTCAAATTACGATTTTAACAATAACAAAGGAATATTCATGACATATATTTTGGTCGATGCGGCTAATATGTTCCATCGCGCGAAACACGTTGTTCGCGGCGACATCGACACTAAAATTGGGATGGCGATGCACATCATTTTTGCCAGCATTAATAAAACATGGCGCGACTTGGGTGGCACCCATGTAGTCATCGCATTTGAAGGGCGAAGTTGGCGTAAAGACTTCTACGCTCCATACAAAGCTAACCGCGCAATCAAACAAAACAAGCGGTCACAGTCCGACGTTGACGACGATGTACTATTCTTCGAGGCGTTTAACAACTTCCAAGAATTTTTGCACGAAAAAACCAATGTCACCGTTCTGCAAGCAGCAGGCTGTGAGGCTGATGACTTTATTGCCCGTTGGATTCAAACACACCCTGACGACAAACATGTTATAATTTCGTCTGACTCTGACTTCTATCAACTTATCAATGAGAACGTATCACAGTATAACGGTGTTAGCAACCAGCATATGACAATTGATTCTATCGTTGACGATAGAGGTCGTCCTGTAATTGATAAGAAATCAGGTGAACCAAAGCTTATTGGTGATCCTGAGTGGTTGCTGTTTGAAAAATGTATCCGAGGCGATACAAGCGACAACATCTTCAGTGCATATCCTGGCACCCGCACAAAGGGCACCAAGAATAAGATTGGCATGGAGGAAGCATTTTCTGATCGTACCACAAAGGGTTTCAATTGGAACAACTATATGTTACAAACATGGACTGATCACCACGGCGAAGAACACCGTGTCCGAGATGACTACTTACGTAATAAAATCATGATCGATTTGACGTTGCAGCCTGAAGACATTAAGAATGTATTAGATACCGCTATTGTGGAAGCTGTGCAAGCCGAACACAAGGGACAGGTTGGTATGCGTCTGCTGCAATTTTGTGGGGCTAACAACCTATTCAAGGTAGGTGATATGGCAGATGATCACGCGAAGTATTTGAGTGCTTCATATGCAAAGCGCACTGGTCGCTAACAAATTCTTCAACTCTAGCTAAATAAGTTAAAGCTAGAGTTAATGGAGAAAATTATGGCCAGACCCAAACCAACTGTGTTACAAGAATACACAGACAATAGTTTCAGATGCGAGCAAGTTCTTGCAGCTGAGGCCATCTACGCAGTATTTTATAAAAACACTCCGATTAATCTCAAGTGTTTTAACATTCTCGTAGACATGCCTAGTGCAAAATATAAGAAAACGTCGTTCAGCAATCCTGCACATGCTTTTAATTTGGCCGAACGACTGAATGCGAAATTTAAAACAACAGAATTTACGGTGGAAAAACTTGTCACAGGCGAACGAATCAAAGAAGATACTGACATCCGAGATTACGGATTGGCTCCAAAAAGAGATAGCTAACACTGGTGATCCGGCAATCATGCAGGTGTTCGGTAGCCGCAAGTACACCAGCTCAGATTATTTCACGCAACCAGACAGCCTTCGGTTACGGGCGGCGGGATTTAAGTTGCTCAAAATGTATTTTGAGCATGAGGAATTTAAGCATGAGCGTCCATTTTATACTGGTGAGATACTTACCCTTAGTACCCATATGTCAGCACCATTCTATATCAACGGTGACAAGATCACCCTGTTCAGTAATGAAAATATGGTGATGTGTAAGATGGCCGGAAGCGTGGCGCTTTGGTTGAACAATTTTTATTGACGGCACATACCAACTCAGGTAAGATAAGGCTAAATAAACAACATGCATTCATGCATTTAGCAGGAGAAGTAATAATGATCGCAACAGACACACCGTTCCAATCCTTTGTACAGGGATTAATTCCTTCCAAAGATCGCATTGACCCAGCTACTCTACAGCATGCCAAAATTTGGTACAAATCATTTGCTGGTAGCCATGCGGTCAACATGGCAGACCGAGACTTAGTGGAAATTTACGAAGACTTGAGTTGATCCAGCCTAACGATGATTATTAAAAGGCGGCAGCAATGCCGCTTTTTTCTTGACTAGTTGCAACTTCATGGGTATAGTCACATAAAATATAACAGAGGGTGCAAAATAAAATCATGCAAATATATAAAGATGGCACCAAGGTTTGGCGTGTAAATGGTGAATTTCATCGCACTGATGGTCATGCTATTGAGTGGCCAGACGGTGATAGATTGTGGTATTTGCACGGCAAACATTATAAATTTGATGAATGGCTTGACCAGACCACGGGATTGACCGACGAACAAAAAGTTATGTATAAATTGGAACATGGATAGCATGAACCCTCAAATGATTGAAACCGACGCTGGCGACAAGGTTTGGTTTACACACGGCAGCAGAATTCACCGCATTGATGGTCCTGCAATTGAATATGTAGATGGCCGTAAGTCTTGGTACTTGGACAACGACAAACTGACACTTAATGAATGGCTTGACAAAAATCAAGAATTGACTGACGAAGAAAAAGTCATGATGAAGTTAAAATATGGTTGACACCATGACGCCTTGCTGCTATAAAGAACGAGTAAGCAAAAAAGGAATACACAATGACTATTGCAAAAATCATCCACACACAGATTAAGCAACTTGACCCAATGGCTCTGTTTGCGTGGGGAACAAAAGACCTTGTTGCAATGAACGATGGTCTTAAGTTTAAGACTTCCGGCAGCGTAAAGTGGAAAGGCTATGTTTATATCAAGTATGACAAAGGCCAAGACCTTTACGACATTGACTTCTTCAAAATCCGCAAAATGGAGATTGTATATTCCGAGCAGCTTGAAGGCGTGTTTGCTGAAGATATGGTCCGTTTGATTGACGAGGTAGTAGGATGAAGTTTGATATTGAAGTGGAGTCCGACACGCCATATGCCCGAAGCCTCTATGGAATTGCTCGACGTCCCTTTGTCTTTGACATTGATATGGTCGTGTTAGATGAAGTGGGCGACTTCAAGCTGTTCAAGCCTATCACACCAGACTGGAAACAAACTACATTCGTTTCTGGACCGCCAACACCACCTGATGATGCAAAGCGTGCAAAACTTCGTGCTAAGAGAAAGAAATAAAAATGATTACACTGACAAAATACCCAGAATCATGTCCAATGGATATTGTGCCCAGCGCTATAGGTGCATATCACCCATGGGAGATTGACAATAACATGTGCGTAAAGCTATACATGAAAAGTGGCACAGAATTCCTCGTATACGAATGTATGCAAGATATTCGCAAATTGCTTTCCCCTGACCTGAACTGCCCCGAATAGATGGGCAAGCAGATAGCTGAAATACGAAAAGGCATGTGCGAAGGATGTCCGTGGAATTACGGCCATCCTGCAACTGAAATGGCGTATAATTGGGGATGTCTGCCAAGCATCGGAGAAGCAACACAATCAGCAAAGAAGGTTGGCAAGTCGTGGGCGTGCCACTCAGAGCCGCATAAAGTTTGCTGTGGTTTCGCTGCGCAGGAAAAAGGCAGTCAGAATCGACCACTTTACGTCGAGGCTGACACGCACGCAACAGTAGAAAATGAGGACAAATAAATGACCAAGGCTTATAATGCTAACGGTGTTGAGACGCCTGAATTCCGTAAAGATAATGCAGACTCTCACATAGCAGTGAGGAAGGCCGTGAATCATCTCATGTCTCTGGGTTACTCCGGACAGGATGTCAGTTACCATTTGTGTGGGACTGTTCAGTTAGCCGTTTCCTCCAACAATATTCATAACGCTTTCAAACGTAAAAAAGAGGACAAATAGATGATGCATGGTGAATGGAGAGAGCAACCCACTAAAACAGGCAACACTAGGCTTGACCCAAGAACTACAGGTTTCTTCATCAAGAAGACTGTCCTAGTTCATCAAACAGAGTTCAAAGGTGATGTAGAACATTTCGGGAAATATCCTGATGACTACCAAGTCACAAATGAAGTCTGGTGGGTGGACACACGGCCAGAATGGCTAATGGAGAATGTGCAATGAGAACACCGTATGCACAAACGCCTTCAATAATTGTAGAAGCAAAAGCCATACTTGCGCTATATAACTATAGCCCAGATTGGCACGATCTACCAAAAGCAAAAGCTGTTGGGCTGATGATGATGTCTTCCAATGGCGTGATGAATCCCCTCCGTGCTGGTGAGATTTTTGAACAAATGGTTACTGATAGTGGCCTCACTGTTGTAACATCAAATGTCTAAAAGCATGGCCTCCTACAGCCACGGCCATAAGTTTTGGTGCGTGGACGCTATACTTCACCGCACTGATGGACCTGCTATTGAATGGACAAGCGGATACAAGGACTGGTATCTCTGCGGCAGTTGTTATACGTTTGATGAATGGCTTGATCGAACAACAGGATTAACTGACGAAGAAAAAGTTATGTTTAAATTGGAACATGGATAAATGTCTACACGCATACAGCAATCCATCTTCGGTAACAAGTTTTGGTTGCTGAACGACAAAATTCACCGATCAGATGGACCTGCGGCTGAATATACAGATGGCACATTTTCTTGGTACTTGGACGGTACAAAATACGAGTTTAATGAATGGCTAGATCAACACCCAGATATGGCCGATGATGAAAAAGTTATGATGAAGCTACAATATGGATAATATGCAACCAGTAATAAGTGAAGATCAACATGGCAATAAACGGTGGTATGTGGGCGACAGCCTTCACCGCATTGACGGACCTGCGGTTGTATGGGTAAATGGTCGTCATGACTGGTATTTGAATGGTATGCGTCACCGAACAGATGGGCCTGCCCTCGTATTTCCACTTGGTGGGAGTGAATGGTACGTGTTCAACGAACGACATCGAACAGACGGCCATGCGGTTGAATTTACATCTGGCAGCAAGGAATGGTGGTTACACAACGTTTTCTATACATTGGATCAATGGCTTGACCGAACACCTAGATTAACCGACGAAGAAAAAGTTATGTATAAGCTACAACATGGTTGACACCGTTGTTCACACCTGTTACAAAGAGTTGTAAGCAAATGGAGAGACACAATGAGCACTAATAGTTTTATCGGCCTCGAAACAACTGACGGCAACGTCCACTACATTTACTGTCACTGGAGTGGTGGTCTTGCACACAACGGACGTATGCTACAAGACAACTATACAACAGCCGATCAGGTCGAAGTCCTGCTTGCAGAGGGAGATGCTAGCGCACTGGGCCGCACAGTGGCTGACAGCGTGTTTTATACACGTGACAAAGGCGAAGATCGTGGTGAAAACCTAGCGTCAATCGATCCCAGCCGCGAAGAATTTGGTCAGGAATTAGACGGATGTCCTGCATATCTGTTTAGCACCGACATGAATAGCTGGACTGTCATGACCCCACGCAGCCGCGTGTGGGTAGGTCTACGTCGCGCATTGGAGGCAGTGTAATGAATTATTTCGCAATGCGCGAATATGGCACTGCGCCCGATGGCTGGACAGATTTCGGCGGACGCTGGGTTGTACGCGATGCAAGCTTTGCATTTGTTGATTACGACAAGTATCGGGCCGATTTAATGGGCCGATACAAAGGATTGGTTATTATTGACCGCGTAAACCAATAAGATCGAAGAAACTACAAAATAACTATTGACACTATCAACCCCGTTGTGTAATATTACACACATACAAACACCACACTGTTAAAACTAGGAGTTTTACAAAATGAGCGACAATAAAATTACTGAACGTCACCAAATTCGTCTAAGTGAAGCCAAACGCTATATCATGCACATCAGTGTACGACGTGGACGTCCTGTCTTTATCTGGGGTCCTCCAGGTATCGGTAAATCCGACATTGTCGAATCAATCGTCTCTGACGCCATCAAGGCGGGCAAGAATGCCAAACTGTATGACTTGCGTCTGAGCATGTGTGAACCTACTGATATTATGGGTATCCCCTACTTTGATAGTGGTGCGTCGGTTGACGCAGAAGTTGTTACCGCCCTGTTTAAAGAAATGGTATCTAGCCTTGACCGCGACAGTGACAGCGACGTGATCGCTGCGGCACAAACAGCATTTGCTGCAAAAATCAAGGCAATGTTTGGCGCGGCTGGCGGCACCATGAAATGGGCACCACCTAGCTTGCTGCCAAAAGAATCCGACAAAGACTTGGACTTGGTTGTTCTTTTCCTAGACGAAATGAATGGTGCGGCACCAGCGGTTCAAGCCGCTGCGTATCAGCTTGTCCTTAACCGTCGTGTTGGCGAATATGTGTTGCCTGATAACGTGGCTGTTGTTGCTGCTGGTAACCGTGACACAGACAAAGGCGTTACATACCGTATGCCGAAACCACTCTCCAACCGCTTCGTCCACTTTGAAGTCAAGGAACACTTTGGGGACTGGGCCGAATGGGCAGTTGATAACGGTGTTAGTGCTGAAGTTGTGGGCTACTTGACAGCCAAAAAAGACGATCTTTTTAAGTTTGACCCACGTAGCCCTGATCACGCTTTCCCAACGCCACGGTCATGGGTGTTTGTGTCGGACATTCTGCAAGACTCCGAAGGTTTCTTGGACACAGAAATTACTGACATGGTTATCGGCACAATTGGCCAAGGTACCGCCATTGGCTTCACCGCGCACTGCAAGACAAGCGCAAAATTGCCTAATCCTACCCTGATCCTACGGGGACAAGTTAAAGAGCTTAAGACTAACGAAATCTCGGCAATGTGGACATTGGCCACCTCGTTGGCTTATGAACTGAAGGCGGCACAAGAAGATGTCGGACGTGGCACGACACTAGAAGAAATGGAAGGATACCTTAACAACACGATTGGGTTTTGGCTAGCACACTTTCAACCTGAAATGGTTGTTATGTCCTTCCGCATGGTGATCAAGTATGGTATCAAGTTGAACATGAAGATGCCAAACTGGAAAGAATTCCTTTCACGTTACGGCGAACTTGTTCGCGAGGCGTAAGCAAAACAATAAAAAATTGGCAGGGGAAACCTTGCCAATTTACCATTTAATTGAAGGATAAAATCATGCTAACCCCGTTGAGGATCAACCAACACGCTGCGTGGAAACGTGATTTTCCTGACTATGAAGCAGACTTTTTGGAAATTTTTGGCACAGTAACCCCCACTATTACCGCCGCCTCAGAATGGAAAACAAACTGGGAGAGTAACACTTCTTATATCATGGAAATTCCTACTGGTGCAAACATTATGTCACTTAAGGCAGTTACTGGAAAAATGGGCATCCATCCTTATTACTGGGGTATTCATTATTCAAATAGACTGGGCGGACACACACGATCTGGGGTAATCCATACCCATATTCAATTTTACTCAGAAGAACTGCTGGTAATGTTTAAGTTGACTTGGGCAAATGAGTAAATCACGCTATAGCGTTGACGCGCTTATGGATGTATTTGGCACGCCTAGGCCGAACCAGTCAGTTATCTGGAACTGGAAAGGTACATGGCGCGAGACAGGTACACGGGTGAAAGTCATTGGCTTTCATAATGGTCTCACGTTCTTGAGCCAAA